TTCTCCACGCGGTCCTGTTAGTTATGGACCAGGAGGAGCACCTATATCTCCAACAGTAAGTCCTGAAGAATTAAGAGAAATTTCTCAGGCACAGGGTTTAGTAGAGCTGTTAATGAAACGCTCACAAGTTCCCGAAATATATAGAGCTGAACTTGCCCCGTATATAGCTAAGCACCTGCTAGATGGTCGTAAAATGCCGCCGGACCAGCAGAATACCGATGCTGTGTTGATATCTTTATCTAGCCATACATGTGTTAAGACTTGGATTAGAAAGGCGTTTGAAGATTACGAAAAAAAGATTAAAAATTATACAAAGGAAGAACAGCAGTTTGGTAGAAAGGCGGAAGCTCTAAACGGCACTCTTGATGGAATAGGAATGGTGCTTGGACAAGGATTCAATTATTTTCAGGAACCACCTGGAACAACGAAGTTTTTTAAGAGAGATCCATCCGGAAAGATAATTGGAATTGTAGATGAAAAAAATCAACGGTTTAAAGAGTGTCATCATGCCCTGACCCCCCCCCTCCCCGATGATGGGAAGGGAAGAAGGAAACGAGTGGAATGGAGGGAGGACTGGAAGGAGGAGGAGGGGGGGTTGGGGGAAGAGTTGTTGCCTGCGCCTGCACCAAGTGCAGGAAAACGTAAAAAGACTAAAAAGAACAAATCAAAGAAACGTAAAACATTAAGGAGACGCAAGCTTCACAGATAAATGCATAGCTTCTAATTCATGAATTAATAATGAAAGTGCGTAAGGTGTTTTTAATGTTGTAGATTCATGATCTTCATTAGAATCAAATAATCCTGTTTCAGGCTGAAATAAAACTTTGGCTGAATCAGATCTATCCATCAAAGATTCATTTAAGAATTTTGATATACCATAAGAAACTAAAATATCTCTTTCCATTTCACCTATTCTTAATCCACCATCATTAGATCTTCCTTCAACAGGTTGATGTGTCAATAATTTTTTAGGTCCGGTTGCACGATAATTTATTTTATCTTCTACCATTTGTTTCAATCTTAAATAATGTGTAGGACCCATAAATATTTCAGTTTCCATCATTTCACCTGTTTGACCATTATACATAACTTCATGACCATAAGGATGAAATCCTGCTTTAAGTAAAAGTTCTTTTGTTTCACCAACCCTATTTTGTGTGCTAAAAGGTGTTCCATCAATTAAAGCACCCATTTCTAAACCTAATTTATTAGACATTAATTCAATAAACATTCCAATAGTCATACGAGAAGGAAAAGCGTGTGGATTTACAATCATATCAGGTTTTATTCCACTAGCAGTAAAAGGCATATCTTCTTCAGGAACACGCATACCAACAGTTCCTTTTTGTCCATGTCTCGCAGAAAACTTGTCCCCAAGAACAGGTAATCTATGCTCGGCTATTCTAATTTTAATTCCTCTTAAACCATCTCTTGTAGGATATCTATACACAGCATCTACAATACCAATTTGTCCTCTTTTTGGTGAATATGATATATCACTATAACCAATGATTTGTCCATTATCAAATCTAGGACTTAAAATTCCACAAAGAATAGTTTCATCTGTTATAGGAGAACCAGGAGTAATAATACCATCACTATCTAAATAATCATAAATATAACCTTCTTTGCGTGTAACAGTTTCTCTGAATCTTGTATCCAAAAAAGGATTACCAATTTCTGTATGTGTTTGTGTATTAAAATTCAACATTTTTTCTTCAATTTCATATGAATGATATACTGTTGTATGAAACATTCCTCTTTTCAAGGCGTTATCATTTAATAAAACAGAATCTTCTTGATTATATCCACCATAAATCATTAATGCAACAATAGGATTTTCTCCGTAAGGTAAACATCCATTCTTACCTAAAACATTGTTAAACGCCCAAGTTTGCGCTAATGGTCTTTGAGCGTAATTTAACCAAGTAGCAATTGTATCAAATCGTTTCGTAAATGCAGTATTATACCAACCACATGCTTGTTTTGTTTGTTGACAACTAAAAGCATTTCTAACACCAGCATTGAAGTCACAATTTGGTAATACAGACGCAGAAGCAGAGAATAATGTTAATCCATGTATTTCAGAAAGATATGTATCAGAAAAAGGCTCCATACTTATGCGTAAAGATTCAGTCTCTTGTGAATCAATATAATCCATATAATTATTAATTAATGTATCCCATTTCTTGACTTTAGACACCTGTCCTGCACTAACACCTTCACGATAAAGAGGTCTCATAGGTCTTCCTGCGTCTGTAGAAACTATATATTCATTTGCTTGACGATTCCAACATAAAGAAACATATTTATCAATTACAGATGTTCTTCTACCTTCTAATAATTTTTTATGTAATTCTTCTGTATCTTTTTCACAAACACCTACTAAATCTGAATTCACAAAAATTTTTGTCCATGTAGGATTCCACATAGAAGGATTAATTAAAAAAATTAATTTAAAGTCTTCATGTTGATTTATATATTCAATTATGTCTTGGGCAGATATAGATGTAGAAATCTTACATAATAACGACATAGATTTAATTAAACCAATATTTCCACCATCAGGATTATCACTTGGACATAATAAACCCCATGAAGATGCATGAATTCTACGAGATTCAACTAACTTAGTATCTTTATCCATATCTACATTAATTCTACGTAGTTGTGCTACAGTTCCAAGATAAGCTAATCTTGATAATTCTTGTGAAACTCCATCTTTTTTATCCCATTTTCCTTTAAAAGATTTAGAAATTAAATTCATAAAATCATAAGATCTCCAATAATAATTAATATTTTCTTCTTGAACTAATTCAACTATTTTCTTTCCTGCATATGCTTGTTGTTCAAAATGTACTCTTGTATCTAATTCTAAAAGCATACGTTTTGATACATCTCTATAAATCTTTGAAAATTCTTTAAACATTAAATCTCCTGATGTAACTAATCTTTTATATCTTAGATGATCTCTATCCGTCTTATCTTTAATTCCTATTGCTACTTCCATTGCCATACGAGTCATATGGCCTAAGAGATAAGCTTTACGTCTATAGAAAGCAGAGGCTGATAATCCTTTCCATTTCTGACAATGAGGAAATAAATCAGTATAAAGATTTATATAAACACCACCATTTGAACGAGTTCGTGATTGTCTTCTTAAAAATAATAAATTAGGATCTTGTTTTTGATCTTTTTCTTTTAGCATTTCTTGTTGAATGAAAACTTCATGTGAAAGAATTAATTGGACAAATATTTCATCATAACTAGTTCTATCTTTTTCAGGAATACCACATAAAATTGTATCATATATATCTTGATCATTGGTTAATCCAAGAGCATAAAAAACACTAATTAAAGGAACAGGTTGAGTAAATCCAGGTAAAGTTATAACAGCTAATCTATTAATTAATTGTAATGAATAATCATTCATTTTAGCTATTTTTTTAGGATCATCTTCTTTCGCATTTTCAGGTGGAATAACTAAGAAATGTGAATATGGTCCTTTTGTTCCATCTTCTGAAACTGATCTTATACCTGTAACATATTCAAATTGTTCACCTTTTGAAGCATCTTCTAATTTAGAAGCTTCTTCTTTTTCAACAAGAGTTCTTTTTCCAGATTCTCCTGATGATTTAACACGTCTTTTTGAAGCATAAAACATATTATCACTTAAACGTTCTTGTGTTAACAATGTTTTTTCAGCACCGTCAATAATAAAATAACCACCTAATTCAAATTTACATTCTCCTGCTTGAAATAATTCTTCTGATGTCATAGTAGATAAATAACATAAAGAACTTTTAAGCATTAAAGGAATTTTTCCCAAAGTAATATTTGTAAAATATGTAGACTCAATTAGTTTATCTTCATTTAAATAATTAATTTGAATATCTACTTGAATTTCTAATGAATAAGTTTGATTATTTAATCTACAATAATGAGGAAGAACAGCATTTCCAATTTCATCCGTAGGAGGTAAATATCTTATTTGTCCTTCATTCGAACCAATATATATTTCAATTGTTCGACCATCACCTAAAATTAATTTTCGAGGATTATTACCTCTAATAAAATTAGGTATTTTAGAATTTAATAATTCAGCATAAGAATCTAAATGATGACGAACTAATGGATTAGTTGTATCATTAAAATAAGTTTCAATAACATGTCTCGCAACTTCCATTTCCTTTTCTCTTATAAAATTAAAGGAATGATTTCTCTTCAAGATATTTTATGCACATTATTTTTCACAATTGTATTTGTATTAATTTATAAATATGTAATTAATCCTCAAACCATTATAACAACTAATTCTTCAAGTATGAATCAATGTCCTTCAAGGTGGAATTATAATTCTAGTTCTCATATGTGTGAGCCTGCTTATGAAACAACTTGTCTGCCATTTAATCCGGACTTTCCGAATTTAAAAACTGTAGCAGCCAAGCGTAATCTAGCTAACACGTGTGGAACTTCTTGGGATTAATTTGAAATACTCGCAGTGGGGATCGAACCCACGACTCTCCGTTAATAAGACGGATGCTCTACCACTGAACTATGCGAGTTAGGGATGCTCCAGGTGCGGATTGAACGCACGACTTACCGCTTACAAAGCGGTTGCTCTACCACTGAGCTACTGAAGCATATTTTATATACAACAATATTATCTAAATCATTTATTAAGAATGCCGAATATAACCCCTTCAAGAAAAAATGGAACATCCGTTGACTGTTCGGATTTATTAGCTCAGAAAAAACGTAGTATTTATCTTGCTATTGCAAAACAAAATGCTGTTAAAGGTGGCGCTACACAAGTTGCGAATAGACAAATTGGTTATGATAATGGATTTATGGAATTAAAATCTAAAAGAGGACTAGATGAATATTTAGCTCCTAAGTAGCTTAAACCATTTTCAATTAATATAGTAATGTATTCTGAGACATTTCGTCCTAATTTCTTGGATGATGTTATTGGTCATCAAGAAGCTAAGGAGTCTTTAAAAAAATATTTATGCTCTTCTAATTTCAAAGGTTCTATATTATTAAGTGGTCCTCCAGGAATAGGTAAAACTACTCTTGCTTTATGTGCTGCAAGAACATTTGGATTTGATCCTCTAGAAATTAATGCATCTCGCAACATCCGTTCATTTGAAGATGTTGAGAAAATTAAAGATGCTTGTAGGTCAGCAGTAAATATAAAATCTTTATTATTAAATCAACCTACAAGAAAAACTTGTGTGATTTTAGATGAAATTGATGGATCAGATCCACACGCTCAAAATAAAATTGTTGAATGGATAAAAGATTCTTCTCGTAAAGTTCCTATTTTATGTACTGGTAATGAACTTCCAACTATATTTAAAAGAAATTCAGAAATAATTGAATTAATTAGATGTTTTCCACCAAGAGCAGGAGATTTACAACCTTTATTTGAAAATCAAGATGTTTCAACATTATTAAAAGAATGTCAACATGACGTTCGTAGAGTTATGCATAGATTACAATATGGAGAATCTTATATTTTACCTAAATTTATTGCTCCCCCGACCGGTTTATCGATTGAGAAGACGTTTCTGATGAGGCAGGCGATGTTTGAGTTGCCGGACCCACTTCACGAATATCATGGCGACAAACAGGACAACGAACACTCATCCCAAACCATTCTAAAACACAAGAACGATGAAAAGCGTGTCTACAAAAAACGAGTCTTACACCATTCGTAGTTATTGCGTCTTGACAAATTGCACAATTTCCTGAATTATCAGAAACAGATTCAATTGCATTATTAATTTGTAATTGTGACGCAGTAACTATAACAGGATCAGAAAATGAACGATTAGGCATATTTAAAGTTACATATGTAGCAGTAGAAAATAGTCTATTATATAGATGATTAGAATATACTCTATTTGCTACTTCAAGCAAACAAAGTTCATTTGTCATAAATCTTGAGACAATAGAAGTTCTATCATTCCAATTTAAAGCTCGTAGTGTTTGAGAAGTTAAAAAATTATTTCTACTTGATATTAATTCTTGAATAATATTTAATATAGCTTCTTCACTCATTATGTATTATACTTTTTTTATTTGAAAATAGGAATCTAATGGACCTTTTTTATGTTTCTTTAAATATTGTGCTCCCATAAATAATAAAGAATCTAGGTCTTTTTCTTTTAATTTCAAAACTTTTAGTGTAGATTCTTCTTCATCTAAATCTTCAAATACAGGATATGTCTTTTTCTTATAACCATCAACTTCTTCAATTGCCAATGCAAATAATTGTGCTACAGGATTTTGTATTTGATTCGTTATATAAAATTCTGCATCAGGTTTTAATCCTTTTTCTTTAACATAATCAATATGCTCTATACGATCACCTTGTTTACCTTCACGTCCACTAACAAATATAAATGATAATCTATCACCTACTTGTGGTTTATTTCCAGCATCTCGTTCTTCCATACGATCAGCCAAGACACGATGAGCTATTTGTTCAGGATTTTTATAATCATCTCTTAATTGTTTTGTAATAATGAATTTATCCAAAGGAACTTTATTTTGAAGGACTTTAATAAGCATATCTTTTACAAATAATTGACAACTCTTAATATTTCGTGTTTCCATCAGAATATCTAATGCACCACCATAAATATCTTTAACTATTGGAGCGTTATCTCTACGTTTCAAAGCAATACCCATAGTTTTTCGCTTACATTTATTTAAATCATCTTCATACATTAATCCTACATATCTCTTTCTACAAAATAAAATGAATGGAAAGAATGTCTTTTCATATTCAATTTTATAAGGTTTACGACATAATGAAGTAATTTTATCTGCTGCCTTCTTAGCTAAGTCTATAGATTCAGATAAGGATTTGGTTGGAAATTGAACGAAAATCGAATCAGTATTATGAACGATCATTCTACCAATACCAGCTTGAAAATGATGATTTGAAGTTGTTAAATCATATACATATCCAGTATAAGGAATCTCACGAATTTTCTTAATTTTATTTGGATCTTTTGATTGTTTATTTTTTGTAAATGTCATACGAGCAATTTTTAATTTATCATTTCTATCATTAATAGAAACTTTATATCCTAAAAGATTTCCAAGATATGCAATTTGTGCACATGTAGTTTGATATTTTTGATCAATTCTTATTTGGTTTTTTTCTTTATCACCATCTGCATCATACATACCATCCCAGAAAGCTTTTCTAATTTCATATGAACCATTCATAATCCAATCAGGAATATTTTTGCGTTTATGAACATATAATTCTTTACGATAATTTTCAATAAATTTTTTAATTGAACCATATTCATTAGATTTTGGAACTAATTTATAAACTCCTGAACTTAATAAAGTATTATTTATAATCCATTCAAAATCAGGATAAGCAATATTACAAATTTCTACATAAGATTCTAATAAGTCAATATTAGAATTATTTAATGCCCATGATGCTTTTTTACCAGAAGGACAATCATAAATACCACAACTTCCATCACCAAAGAAGAATCCTGCAACTTTAGCTTTATATTTTAAAATTGGATCATTTATAGAAGAATTGTTTTCAGGATAAGGATGATGTAATAATTCATCGCCAATATTTAAATCTTTTGGGGAAATTTCAGTTTTATCTAATTTTAGTAAAGAATGATCATCGGTAACATCAACCATTCCTCCATGAGTTAAAATTCTAATAATTTTCTTGTGTGGTGCTAATTTATGACGAATCACTCTTTCAATTAATGTCCATCCTTCATCAGTCCATGAATAAATATTTTGTAATTCACAAAATTCTTTATCTGAATCTAAAGATTGTTTCCATTCACTACCTAATTCTTCAATATTGATAATTTTAATTTGATTATTTTGTTTAATTAAAATAGGTGTATATCCTGTAACACTATCGCCATAAATAACAGTTGCTCCATATTCACTTTCAACTACAGTTTTAGCTTCATGAATTCTTGCTCGCCCTAAAGCAGTTGTACATGCCGCAACTTCTAATTTACGAATAGGTGATGTTCTTGATCCTGCTTGGCCATACACAGAATTAGCGACAGTTTTATATGCTAATTGAAGACCATTTAGGACAGACTTTTGTGATTCATCTTTAATAGTTTCCATTAATTTACGAGTTTCTTTACGCTTTTTCAAAAGAATATCCAAAGTTTGTGGAATTACACCAATAGTTCTTAGGTCTTCAGTAGGTTGAACAAATCCACAAACAATTCTTTCTCCATTAGAATCATAAGAAATTTCATCAATTTTATATCCTTTCAAAATAAATTCTTCTCCATCTGAACCTTCTTGTTTAATCTTTTTTCCTTGTGCGTTAAACGTTTTTACATAAACTAGGGTATCAGGAGATAAATTAAACGCAATCATATTTGATGGATACAATGAATTGAAATCTAAAACTGGAATAGGTTGGTCAAGATACATACCTATTTTAGGTGGTAAGACAATAGCGCCTTCATATGAATTATCACCTTCTTCATTTTCTTGAGACATAATAATTTGATTACGCTTTGATGCGTTATAAACAATAGCAGAATAGATTTTAATTCCTTGTCCTCTTAAGAAAATATATTGAATTGGAACTTTACATACATCTGCCATACCACAAGCATTAACAAATGTATCTAATTTTGCCATTAAAGTTAAAACTAAATCACAATCTTGAATACAATATTTAGCAATTAAACCTCTATCTTCTGGTGTTCCGTAATGTGAACTAAATAGAATTTTAGCATTAACATCATCTTTTGTAAACGTCCATTCTAGTTTAGATTTTTCTTCATGGGATAATTCATCAAATAAAGAAGAAGAAATTTCAAATGAATTTGAAGTTAAGGAATGAATCTTGAATTTTTTTCCTTCTAAATAAGGATTTGATGTATTTGTAACAATATCAAATTTTACTAAATTTCCTTCAAATAATCCACGAGTATTTCTTGTTGTAATTTTACTACCTTCGATTTTTAAAACTTTATCACGTAAGAATACGGATGAAACATTATCTAATTTATAAGAATCTAAATTTTGTTCTCTCCGCACACTTAAAAGTAAATCAATAGTTAATCGTCCAGGCATAGAAATATATCGAACAGCAAATTTCCCTGAAGCTAATTCAAATGTTTTCTTTTCAGTTGTAACATACTCTTTTGCTTTCCATGATTCAATAGGAATACGACCAAAATTCAATGAAACTTTATTAATATGTGATCTATCGGCAATATAAGGATCATCAAATCCAAATGTATTATAACCAGCAATAATATCAGGATTTTCATCTAAAATACATTTATGAAATTTTACAAGAAGATCTTTTTCATCTTTACATGAAATGAATTTTACAGAAGGATCTAAAGATTCAGAACATTCTTTATTTACAAATACAAATTTCTTTACATTTTTTAAAAGATCATTCGTATAACGAAAACTTAAACCAATTTGCATAATTTCATCTTCATAAATAGTAGC